GAATGGCGGCACATAGGTCTTAATATCAGCCGGCACACTTTTCTGCGTGGCTTGAGCCGCTTCGTACCTTGACTGCATTTCCAACAAATCTTTGAGCGGATAGTTAAACGCTTTCTCTAAGCGAGCCGCCATATCTGCGGACAAGGACGCTTTGCCATTCAGCAAATTCGATAGGGCGGGGCGCCCGACCCCCAGAAGCTCCGCCGCCTTGGTAACGGACATCCGCTTTGGAATGATCTCTGTTTTGATTCTTATTCCCGGATGCGGAACGTCTGCAGGTGAATTCATAGAGCCTCGATATGCGAAATTGATGCAATTGTCGGAAAACATCAAGAAGTGTATTGCGTAACGCTACACAATACAAATTAAATGTTGACTCTTGTGTATTTTGCAAAGAAATGAGCCAAGCAATCCACATCATCTGATTTCTTTTGGGGAGGTATTTGGATGTGGCTTCCCGTCGCCGGCGACGGACTGCGAGGAGGAATCCCGCGACTTGAACGCCTACGTGATGCGGAACAAGGCCGCCACGTTTTTTTTTCCGTGTCGCCGGAATATCCATGCGCGTTGCTGGCATTCACGATGGCGACCGTGTCGTCGCTGGCCGCTCGATTCGGCTGCTACATGGCTAGATTGTCTTAGCAGTGGTTACGTCAGGAATGGCTAGAAATCGTAGTTCTTATATTTCCCGATATCTTTACCTGAGATGTACCGTGGTCTTTAACTGGGAACGCTGTAGGCGACCACCGAATATTGATGAACATTCTCAACTTAGGACGTGATTTTACATAATACAAAGTCTTGCCCTTGCGCAATCGGGCTGAGAGCCAAGCGGGGCGCGGCTTCTGCGTTTTGCGGTGTCAAAAAGAAATTGACAATCACGGCTATCGCCATCAGAACAGAGGCCATTGCCGGTCTGAGAAATGTGGCAGTGTGATTTGGCCTCGCTTTCTTCTCTTGTTCAGCTACTGCTGCTACTGCTTCCGCAAGCGGTACACCAGCGACTTCTGCAAGCATCATAGTCACGCCGCATCCCGGTGCTGATTTTCCTCTCACGTAATTGTCAAGTGTCTTTTGCGGCATGCCGAGTTCCTTTGCTCGTGCATTCACGCTTTTCCCATTCAGCACTTTCTTAATCAATTCTTCGTACGTCATAGTAATTTCCAATTAGCAAGGTAAGCCAAGTTAGACTAATCTCCGCTTCGTTAGCCTAACTTGGCGAAGTCAACGATGGCTAACAGATGCACATTAGCGCAACTCAGCTAAAAGGTAAACCGTGTCAAGTCTTCAGACCTGTTTTTGCTTCATCCATGAAGGGGACGATTCTTGTACGTCCGCTTTTTTGCGCGCCTTGGCAGCTAACGCGTCGACTATCCGTTTCTTCACTTCTTCAGTCGGAAGAGCTGGTGTTGCCGGAAAGCGTATCAGTGTGATTTCTGCGTCGTCCAAGGCTTTGTTTTTCTTCGCGTCGTCGGTCTGTCGTTTTTCTAGCTTGTGTGATCGATCATCGATTTCGATTGCCATCAAAACTTCCAGTTCCGCATTCATCACTACGAAATCAATGCTGCGCGGGTCGATCTTGTTTTTTGCTGATCGCCACTTCGGCCCTTCAGCTTTCACCAATTGGTTTAGCGCTACCTGCGCTAACACGTGCGCATGCGGCAGCGCTGCTCTGATCGTGTTGTACCAATCCTTCTCGTTCTTGGTTAAGAGTGGCTTTGCTGCATATCGCTCTTCGTCGTCATTTTTCTTGTGGTTGCCTTTCGCGGCGGCTTTGATCAGTGCTACTGCGATCAGCGCTAGTACAGCTAAGCCGATGAGTATTTTCATTTTTTCTCCGGTGTGATTGATGAGTAAAACTTTATCGCCTGACGCGCAAGCATACCAAGATGCGAAGGATGGTTTGCTTTCTGTTGCCCGCAGTATCAAGGCGCAGGTCTACGGTGCTGGAAAGCCGCCTGCGGCGTCGGCGGTGAAGCGCAGCGCGCCGACGCCGCAGGCGGGTTACCCCACAGAGAGCGCAGCGGATGCGGTTGAATTTTCCCCCATTAATAACATGGGGGAAAACTTGGTCGGCGAACGCGAAACCGTCGACGGTGTAGAGCTTGTCATGACCGACAGCGGCAAGGTCAAGATTCATATGCTCAAGCGGCCAGCAAATGAAAACGTCTGCATCATCGACTGGCTGAATTTCACGGTGCTCGAGGACACATGGTTCCGCACGGCTCGCGAACACATGATCTCGAACGATGAGATTGTGATCGAGGCATCACGTCACCTTGAAAAAATCTTCGGTTTCGGCATTACCGCCAAGCGTGAAACCGGCATGAACTTCTACAAAGAATCGTGGGTGCTCGGCGATGACATGGGCTTCGTTTGCTTTGGCGGTCAACGCGCAACGATGCTCATCACGCTCAACGGGCAAGGCTGTACTAACGCTGTCGAAGGATGGCAAGCGAGGCTCTATGATTTCCTCACACGCACGGCCATCCGACCGTCAATTTCTCGAATCGATCTTGCTCACGATGATATCGAGGGCAAATACTTGTCGGTTGATTGGGCTGAGGCTCAATGGTCTGTCGGGGGATATACCGCACGCGCTGGAGGCCGTGCACCGTCTATTGAATGCGTTGGTAACTGGCATAGGCCAAGCGGCGCAGGACGAACGCTTTACATTGGAACGCGAACTAGCGGTAAGTTCTGCCGATTCTATGAAAAGGGCAAGAAGGAAGGCGACGCGACGTCTAGCTGGTGCCGCGCTGAAGTTGAGTTTAAGAGTTCGGATCGCATCCTTCCTTTGGAAATGCTTGTCCGACCGTCTGAATATTTCGCCGGAGCCTATCCGTGTTTTTCTGTATTCGCTCACTTTCCAACAGTGCGGCGACTTGAGATTAAACAGAAAACCGCTCAGGTAGTCATCGGTAAGGCAATCGACACCACGCGTCACCAGTTTGGAAAATATCTCCGTGTTTTCCGTGACGTGTACGGCGATAAAGAGGCGCTCGACCTTGTGTGCAATCCCGATAAGCAAGCATGGCCCAAGCGCTTGAAATCGCTCACCTCGACCGTAGCAACCGGGCTGCTCCCGATTCACGAAACGATGACGATTCCCGTCATCCCTGACTTCATTAATTTCATCAAGGCAGTTCCGTCATTCGGCCTGAACGGAACGAATTGTCACGCATAGGCCATTACGAAAAGGAGCATCAATCATGAAAGCAAAAGTACTCGGAATGAAAGCGTCTAAAGGTTCGATGGACAACGGTCAACCGTTCGACAGTACGAAAATTTACGTCGAGACCCGGCTCGATGAATCGAAAGGAACGCAGAAGGGCTACGCGGTTGCTGAATACAACTTCGGCCTCTCCGATGAGTTCAACAAGTTCAAGCATTTGCCGTTTCCGCTGATGGCTGAGATCGAATTGGAACAGATCACGAACGGTAAGACGGTGAAAACGATCTGTGTTTCGATGCAGCCGCTCAACCTGCCGAAACAGGCTGCGTAGCATGGCCGCTGACGTTGCCTTCGTCGTGCAGGACGCGGAGTCGGGGCTGTTCCTGATGCCGTGCGAAGGCGACGTCGGCTATACGCAGTGGCTACATGAAGCGGGGCGCTTTGATGAACTTGGCGACGCCGTGGACACGGCTGTTTTCATCCTCAACGGGCGGTATTTCGTGACAGAGGTCAAGCCATGACGCCGGAACTGCATTGGTCGTTGCTGATGGTCGTCTTGATGCTCTGCTTTCCGGCGTCGCTTCTTCTCGTGCGGCTCTTTAACGCACTGCTCAAGGTGTCGCAATGATCTGCGCGAACGCCGTCCAACAGCCTGACGGCTCGTACCTGCTCGTTCTCGATCCGACGCAAACCGATTACGGCACATGTGCGTATGTCGTTGAATCGGGCAGTGAGACTGCCTGGGCATCCTTGCCCGGTATGAGCATCGATAACGCGCTTGTCATCTCCGGAGCCATCGCCGGATTGTGGGCTTTGGCGTGGGGCTTCAGGCAGTTGATCGGTGCTGTTGGTGTCGGCGACAGCGGCTCTGATCCGCAATAGCTTTTCCGTGCGGCGCGTGTTCTCCGGTTGGCGCTCCGCATATTCCTGTAACCGGCGAAAGGGCATCAAATGAAGCACGTAAAAAAATGGTTCGGCTCCACCAAGAACGCAGCAGCGGTTGCCGGTGGCGTGGCTGCTGGCATGGTGGGCATGTCTGCGAACGCGGCAATCGATACGACTGCTGTCACGACCGCGTTGACCGATGCAGGCACAGCTGCAGGTGTTGTTGCTGCTGCAGTGATCGTCGTCATCGTTGGCATCAAGGCGTTCAAGTACATCCGCACGGCGCTGTAATCGCTGCGATGTTCTGGCGGGGCTTCGGCCCCGTCTTTCGTTTACGGGGGGGCTATGGGCTTTATCGTGCTGATTGCTGTCTGCGGGGCGTTTTGGATCCTCTTCGCGCCATGAGAAATTTGATCTGGCTGTTTTTGTTCGTCGTGAGTACTGCAGCGATTGCTGCCGCGCCGACGACGAGCTATATGTGGAATGATGATGGTGCTAACCCGCCTGATTTTTCCAGTCCGGATGCGGCTTGTCGCGGCACGGCTTCGCAACAGTTTTTTCAGGCGAACTATCAGTACACCGGCGCGGTTGTCTCAGGGACGCTGTACGGTTATCCGCGATATGTGTGCGGCTACAACCGTCCGCAGTACGGCGACTCTGTCACTACGGGTAGCATCGTTGTGCGTAGTGTTGTGACCGCCTGTGCTGATGGCTCTGCTCCTGATACGTCAAAACCTACCGCCCAGCAGTGCCCTGATCCTGCGCCCACTTGCACCGCTGGGCAGATAGTCACTTCGACGTTTCAACGGGGTACGATAAATAACGCTACCGGCGCTGAGGTTGACCCAGGTGGCCCGTTTCCTACTGCCATTGGTGGCTGTGCGGTAGAGGTCGAAAGTGTTATTCGTTGTTGGTCGAATCGCGCTGACACTGCTGCCGTAGTGCCCACGTATTGCACTTTCCGATTCAAACAGACAGGCGCTGTCGCATCCGGTTCGTCTGCTGAGCCTTCCGCTGCCTCGCCGACCGCTGATTCTAGTCCGCAGCCGGTTCCGCCTACGTCTGTCGGGCAGGGCAAAAGCTGTCCAGCTGGCACGGTCAATATCGGTACTGACACGGATGGCGGTGCGATCTGCGCCGGTTCCGGCACGTCGCCCAAAACGCCGACCACCACGACCACCACGCCGCCGCCTACGACCACCACAAATAGTGACGGCAGCACGACGAAAACAGAAACGACACAATCACAAAATCCTGATGGTTCGGTAACGACGAAAACCACCACCACGACCACCGGTACGGATGGCACGGTTACAACAAAAACCGATGTCACGACCGGCAACAATGCTGCAGGTGGTGCAGGTGCGGCTTCGCCTGATCCGTCGAAGGATGATTTATGCGTCCAGCATCCCGAACTGAACGTTTGTAAGAATTCGACCGTCGATGGCTCCTGCGAATCCACGTCATGTACTGGCGATGCGATCCAGTGCGCGATCCTTCGCGATCAGTCGAAGCGCAATTGCGACGATAAAGCTGCCGAGGATGCCGTGAAGGGCGGTGCCGAGTATGGCCTCGGTAACAGCGTCCTTAATGGCAACGATCCTGCTGCCGGTACGCTGCCGACCGTGAACAATGCGCCTACTGTGACGATGCCGAGTTCGCTTGATTCGTCCGGCTGGCTCGGTGGCGGCTCCTGCTTCCCTGACAAGCAATTCAGTGTTCAGGGTCACGCGATCACCATCTCTTTTACCTCGGCTTGTCAGCCGCTACTTGTGTTCCGCTATGCGCTCATGGTGGTGTCTTTATTGCTGTCGTTTCGCATGCTGTCTGGTGTGATTTTTAGGAGCTGATATGGCTGTTCTGATTCGCGCTCTATGGGGCGCTTTCCTGATGATCGCGCCGTCGCTGGTGGGGCGTATCTTGCTGGCTCTCGGAATCGGTTTTGTGACCTATGAAGGGTTCAATGTCGGCATTGACTGGCTGCATTCGCAGATCATCAGCAATTTCGCCTCGATGGATACCGACATCCTCAGCTTCTTGGGCTGGCTGTGGGTCGACAAGGCAATCGGCGTGCTGTTCTCTGCGTACAGCGCTGCCATTGCAGTCAAGCTCGCCGGGGGCACGTCGATAACCAAAATGATCTTCAAGAAGCCATGATCGAACTCATTACCGGGCTTCCCGGGAATTGCAAAACGCTGTACACGATCGCTTATGTTCGTGCGTGGGCGAAGAAAGACAATCGACCGGTGTATTACTCCGGCGTGCCGCTCACAGACAAGGGCAAGAATGAACTAGGGTGGATCGAGGTCGAGCCTGAAAAGTGGATGGAGTGCCCTCCCGGTGCGATCATCGTCATCGATGAATGCCAGCGGATTTTCCGCAATCGCTCGATCAACAGCCAGCCGCCGAAATACGTCAGCGACTTGGAAACGCATCGCCACCTCGGTATCGATCTGGTGTTCATCACGCAGCATCCCATGTTGGTGGATCCTGCCATTCGCAGGCTGACCGGTCGACATCGTCACATGGTGCGCATCTTCGGCATGGCCGCGTCGACGGTGCATCAATGGGACTCTGTCCGTGATAACTGCGACAAGCCAGCGATTCGCAAGGACAGCGAGAAAACGAAGTGGGTTTTCGATAAGAGCGTGTATCCGTTGTACAGGAGTGCTGAGCTACACACGGGCAAGGTCCGGATTCCGAAGCGTGTATTGCTTATCGTGGTGGTGCCGATTGCCATTGGCGGCGCGGTCTATACGGTCAAGCACTTGCTGCTTGATAAGCACCAAGCACCGTCGCAGGTCGGGCAGGGTGGCAAGATCGGCGGCACTGGTGCCACGGCAGCAAAAGTGTTTGATCCAGTCGCTGACGCAAGGCAGTACGTCTTCAATCAGACGCCACGCGTTCAGGGCTTGCAGTACACCGCGCCGAAATATGACGAACTGACCAAGCCGAGCGCGGTTCCGGTTCCTGCAGCTTGCGTGCATATGGGCAGTCGCTGCAGCTGCTACACGCAGCAGGCAACGCCTATCGACGTGACGTACAACCAATGCCTCGACATTGCGCATCACGGCTATTTTCAAGAGTTCGATGCGAACGGTAATCGTCAGAGGGTAGAGCAGTCACGTGCTGTTCTGGATCGACCTGACGGTCTGCCGCTGTCGCATGCGCAAACCCGCGATGTGCCGCCGAATGTGGCCGCGAGTGGTGCTTCCTTCGGCTCTGATGGTTTCGCTATCCGTCAACCGGAGGGTGTTCGACAGCCGGGTGCTTAGAATGGAATTTCATTCTGTTCGAGTTCGATTTCCTCGCGGTACAGTTGGCATAGATACGCTGAAAGAAACGGAATTTTTCGCCACACGATGCTACCGCGTCGCGTTTCGATGCCTCGTTCGGCGCGGCCGTCTTTCATTCGCCAGTGCACTGGGAATTCATTTCGTGCGCAATGGTCTTCCAGCGTTGCGACGATGGCGCGGCGCATTGCTTGTGCACGTTCTGATGCATTCATGCTTTGACCTTTCGGAGTGTTGATTGCAGAAGATGGCCGTCGTAATCCATGATGCGAGCGATCAGGTTGCGCACGGTCTTGCAATAGAATTGCCGACCGTCTGGTCGTGTCCACCAGAACCCGGTACGTGCTTTGAAAATGGTTTTTACGTACAGCTTCAGCCGTAGCTGTGTCCAGGGCGAGAATGCGGCCTTTGCTTTCGATACGGCTGCGCGCAGTTTTTGCCGCACGGTCGATACTTGTCCTTCGCCGCCGACCAGATACAGCGACATTTGCCCCTTCGGTGGTTCTGGTTTCCACGGTCTTATGGTGATAGCTGTCGCTGTCGGGAACAGTTTCGCCACCAGCTCGCGTGCCGTCTCTTCGTTCCACTGTGCGAAGCGGCCCCACTCGAAGGTTTCGCCGTCGCGTGTCACTGTCGCCACCCACTGCGGGAGATTGTCGTATTCATCGAATGTCATGGTTTTGCCCTTTGCGCTGACCGGGTCCGAAGATTCCGAGCCCATCGTTTAATCGTCGAATCAGGTTGTTCTACTGCTGCTGATTCGCCGCCAGTCCCGTTAGTTCGTCGCCCGCTGCTCGAATAGCCGGTGCATCAGGCTTTTGAATCAAGGGGAGGGTTTGTAAAAGTGCGGCTTCATGCACTTTTACGGATACCCCTTGATTCAAAAGACGCACCGGCTATCGTGCAGCGAATAGGCGGCGAACTAACGGGACTGGTGGACGTGCTACGGAGTGCGAACCTGATTCGGCTAAACGTGAACTTGTTCACGTCTGACTAGGGTGTTGGACAAGGGATTGAAGCCCGAAGGGTCGAGACAAACGGTCTTATCGTTTGGCTCGATGCGTAGCACGAAAGCCCGGTTCGCGCAGCGAATGGCCCCAATGTGTTGATCTTCAGGTTTTGAATTTTTTCGATAAACTTTCGCGCCGTGCAGCTTGAATTATTTCCGTGGCAATCGCTTAGCGACGCCGAAAAATCTCAAATCTTTTCCGATATCCGGCGTTCGTACTGGCACATCCGGAACTTGCGCGGCGGTCGCTTCGGCCAGGCTGACCAGCGCCGACACTATCGAAAGATCGCGGACCAAAAAAAACGCCTGCAACTGGCAGGCGTCGGAAAGCGTGAAATTTTGGACTTGCTAGCTTGCTGCCGGCTTCAGTGCAGCGCCAAAAAACAGCCGTTCAAACCATGCGCGCACTGTCCTTAACTTTCGCATGAGCATTTTACATAATACAAATTATGCGAAATTGCCGGTCCGACCAAAACCTCAATCACCACGCTGTTTCAGCTCTCCGAACTAAATGTCATCACCTTTTACGAACTAATTTAGTTACCTCCGCATTTCGCACATAGGTAACGAATTCAGTTCGTGGCATGCTCATCTTGTTGAAGTAAGTCATGCAACCGCCGCCCTTGAGGACATCCTTATCAGTGCTCCTCCAGCCGGATCCAATCCCCCGTCCGATCAAACAGCGCTCTAACGTGAAACTGGCGGCCTTGCCTAGCGACTCGTTTTGTTGGCAGGCGCAGTACGCGCCGTAGTGGTTTTCTTCGCCGGCGGCTTCTTTGCGGCAGTTGCGTTTTTTTTACGCTGAGAATCGAGCTTTGTGACGTTGTCACTTTTTACGGATTGCTCAGCTCGTTTGGCTGCGGGCGCGTCATCCTGCGCTGGCGGCCGATCCGGATCCCGTGCGACAGCGGGTAACCCGTCGCCTACGGTGGCGGGTAGCGGTATCAAATGCTCGGGAATTCTGGACAACCCTGGCCGCTGCAAATATGCCGCATACCGTTGCTGGACCCGTGTCAGATAGGGGCTGAGTAGGCGCCCTTTCCTACTCGTCTTCCAGGCTCCCCAAGGTTGGATGACAAGGTCCTTAAAATTAAAGGAGATAGTCGTTCCATCGATTACGCCAAACACCACAGCTTCATTGTCTTTTTCCTGGAGATTCCCGTACTGCCTATTGAAGTTTTCAATAACTGCTTTCTTGGTCCACTTGCTCCCCTTAATCAGGTAAAGATCAATTGTGTCTTGCGCTGCTCCGTCTCTAGCTATGCAGTCGCAATCAGGACGGATGTTTAAGTAGTACTTGTCGCCTTTCTTAAAAAGGTCACCAGGCGCAATTGACTGATCATGAAGCCTCCCTGCTGGTATAAAACGTTCGCCAGATAACACCTTCTCTACGTGCGTCTTACTATCGTTGGGATCCCGAGTCCCGGCTTGATCATCATAGTTCTTTACATGCGTTTCTAGACTGAAGTTAAATGGGGTCATTCTCGACAATACATTCCGACCAATGAGGGCACCTACCTCTACAGAAGGAGAAACTCCATCGGATTCGTATGCCTTCCAAAGTACGATGGGCCAATTATGGCTTTGTGTGTAAAAGTCGATAAAGAATCCATTCTTCGCGATGTTATATTCACGCTCCCACTGCTTTAGAACATATGCAGATGGAACTTCAAGAAGCCAGTTACTTAATACTTGGAATACCCCATTCTCTTTGACTTCTGATTTTTGCTTAACAAAAATGTGGTTTGCACCCTCGTCAGTCATGAGACCGGCATTTTTTAACTGCGCGCGAATAGGGTCTACTGGCTCCTCAGTAAAGATAAAAATCGGGGCGAACTTAATTTGACTTAATTTTTTCAAAAACTCGATATTATCCTTAGTATTTTTTTTATTAAGGCGTTCAGGCAGTCTAATGTTTTCACCGCCTTCCCCTGCGGCTGCTTGCACTGCGTTTGTTTTTAAGTTCCAATCCACAATGAAAAACGACGCCGCGCTTAGGTTGCTCGTTACGTGATCGTCCGGAAGACTTGTGAATTTAATTACTGGGCAACTTTGTTGTTCGATTTGACTAACAATGTCCCGAATGAGTGCACGTGGGGTTTCAAGCTCATCGTCAATGACAACGGCAATCCCTGAAAACAGATTCTGCGCCATTAGTTAGCCTCTTTAACGAAGGTAATAACGAAGTTGGCACCCCGAAGCAGGCGATGAGCCTTCAAGTCGGCCAGTTCGATTTTGTATTCGTGCCGTTCCAGTAGTTGCCGAGCTATGTATAAACCAAGGCCCCTTCCGTCTTCGCCCTTACCCGAGTAAAACGGCTCGAAAATATAGGGCGCGTCTGCTTTTTCTATGCCCGGGCCGTTATCCGCAAAAATTAAGATCCCCGTCTGCCCGTCCAAGACAATTTCGATTTGCCTGTTGGAGTCCGCTCCGGTCTCCAACCAGTACACTGCGTTATCGAAGAGATTTAGAAAGAGCTGAAGCAAAACGGCGTCTGTCGTCTTTGCAACTAAGGGAGATCCAATCTCTTTAATGTTTAGTGAAATATCCTGTTCCTCAAGGACGCTTTCAAACAGTCGGACAACTTTATCCAAGGTATCCTTGACCCTGATGCTTCGGCGTTGCTGTTTGGACGACTTGAAGAGCAGCTGTATGTCTTTCAGTTGTGCTTCAACAAACGACAACATTCCACGAAGGACAGCTAAATCCTGATTTAGTTTGTCCACGTCAATTTGCCGTTTTCTGCTCGTTGCACGGATCAAGTTGTCTAAGCTTATCTGCGCCTTGTGCATGATCGACATAATGTCGTGCGACGCCGTTTCTACCGATAAGCCGACGCCCGCCAACTCTTCTGTTGTTTCCGCACGCTGAACTAGGTACTTCCGTTCTGCATCGTAGCGCTTTTCAACCTTGGACAAAAGCGACGCGGCCGCTTTATTGGATTTGACGACTTCTCGGAGCTCCGCGAAATCATCTTTCACCTGCTCTTGCTTGAACTGGTTTATTACCTTCTTATCTTCTAAATCGAGACGGTATTGCGCATAAGGCTTGGCGCGCAGCCAGGAGAGAAATATCTGCAGGAGCCACACAAAGTGGTCCGTCGGGTTTCCGGTGTCAATCAATCCTTCACGATTGGTTTTATCCCGCAAATCCGGATTGGCCAGCTGCGTAATATTGACGAAGCCAACAACCTGGTCATTGCTAAGAAATTGTCCGGCGCTTTTCGTGCCTCGATAGGCGTCGATTTGAAGCCAGTCATCTTCGGGATCGCCGTACGGATACACCCGAATCCCATCGCGATACAGGTAAATCCGGTGCTCCTTAATAATATCTTTGTCTTCTTTATCTAACTCATACTGTGCGGGCGCGTCCTTACTCAGATCGAAAATATAGAATCCGAAGTCAAATGGGCCGCATGCCGTGGTTCGTTTGTTAAAGTCATACTTAGTCTTGCCGAACCGGTCCTTAAAAATTACATTCCCTGCAATGGACGGATCATTCAAGCTTAGTTTTTGTCGGTGACCATTGATCGTGAATTGAAATTCCCGCGCCGCTTCGTCGTAGCGCCCATCTTCAATCTTGAATGCAGCCCGGTTATCGATCAGATTCCGGAGGTCCTCTAGATATTTGTCTGAGTACTGTTGCTCGGCCACATCCTTGTAGATAAAGACCTCAAAATCGTTCGGTGTTTTCTCTTTCTTTCCAACGCTTGACTTCCTTCCAACCAGATCGGAAAAAATGGACTCGAGCTTCGCAAGATCTTTAAAAACCTGCTCGACTTTTTTCTCACTCCAAGTACCTTTAAGATCTGATATCTCTATTCGAGTGCCGGTCGGAGCTCGAACTGTACTGGTGGTGCCCAATTTCACCGGACACTTTACGATCTCTTTAGCTACACGTGAGGAGATACCAACGCGCAAATCGTCCAGAAACAGTTCTTTCTTGGCACCATTCTCTTCTAAAAAATCATCGTCATAGCGTGAAAGATCGAAGTCAACGACGTATTCTTCGGCACTTCGCTTTGGTCGAGTGACGATTTCAATTTTTTTCCCAAGCTTCAAAATCGCGAAGCGCCCAATTCCCTTTTCGCCCTGGATTTTTCGGCCCTTTGTCGTCGTATCCTTTGTGATCTTTCCGATTTTTTTTAATGGAGTGGCGGGGTTTAGCCAGTGGTTCTGAATAATATCCAAAGACATGCCGGCGCCATCGTCCTCAATCACTATTTTTGATTTCTGAGTGATTTCATAATTGTCGCCAAATTTAACGAAGGACACCTTTACCCATGATGCGTCTGCATCGTACGAGTTCTTTATCAGTTCTACGAGCGCGATTCGTTCATTCTTGATCAACTGCTCGCCTAACATTGTTAAAAGTCGAGCGTAGGGTCTAATTTTTAGTTTTAATGTTCGAGTCATTTTTTTGCTATCAATATGTACTCTTCGCCATAAATCTGCTTGCCGACACTGCTTCGACTAAATTTCCCTTTGCTGTCCCTATTCGGTGTAAGAAATTTGTTGGATATACGGCGCTTTGTAACTCGTACGTTCCGAAAGCCGCTAGATAAGAGTGACTCCGCTAGATGTTTAGCATTGTCGATTTTCACCCCCATGTATTCTGTATTCCCGATTACAAACAGCGCCAATCCTCCCTCTTCCAAGAACTCAAAGCACTTGGTGGACACATTCTGCATATCGAGGAAGTATTTCGCTGTTGATCTGGCTATAGCTTTGTCTCGGGCGAATAGGTTAAATACAATACCGGTGCCACTCTCGTTCAGTTGTTTAACTTCCTTACTGAAGTTGAAGTCATGCTGGGAGCTACCGATCGAACCGTTTCGGAGTAACTTGTAATCGTCGGTATAGCCGAGCCAGAGCGAAGATAATTGATGTAGGTCTGCGTACTCGTACGAGGTGACGTACGGCGGACTTGTAATAATCATATCGATTCGAGAATCGATCGGCTTTAAAGTCAGAAAATTTGCGTTCACAATCTCGGTTGCGGCATCTCCCTCTATCTCACACTCTGCAACGGCGTCGATCATGTTCTTTAGCTGGTCGACAAACGAATTCCGTACGTCACCAGGAACTTTTATTGGATCGATTTGGGGTTTGATCGACTTTGTCAGCCAACGAGATGTCGGCTTGAGAATGTTCGAGAATGCACACAGAAAGAACGTTCTGTAATGGCTTCGTTCCGGAATAACTTCGTAGATCGCATTTCGTAATTTGGCGAGCTGGTTGAATTGTTTCGGCAAATACCAGTAATTCAGCCGTGCGCGCGCCCCTTTGGATATATCCAGTTTGGCAGAGGCATTCGGATATAAATCTAGTATCTGATCGGCATATTCGTTTAAGCGCACCTCCGAATATGCAAGGCTTTTAGCCTTAGCAATTAGAGTGGCCACGGGGTTGATATCACAGCCCCAGAAGTCAATATTATTTCGTTTAGCCTCGAACGCCACGGTGCCACAGCCGCAAAAGATATCCGCCACCCGTTGCACATTAACGTTTTGTGTGCGTGCGTAGTCTAAAGCCTTAGTTGTGATAAACGCAGGGAATTTGGCAGGATAAGCATGGATACGATGGCGCTTTAGCTCCTTAGCTTCGCCATTGTTCCAAAAGACATTTTCTGCAATGTCTGCGAAATTTGTTTGTCGCAGTTTATTCGTGCTTCTAAGCACAAGATAGCTACCCGACATTTTATTTTTCTCCCTTTGGGCGATGAAGTTTGACATGGAACGCTTTGCGTGTATAGCCGCGCAGAGGGACTATGTCACTCCGTTCGACCCACCCCCATAAATATGGGAGATTCACTGTTTTTTGCCTTGGCGCACTGCTGAAGCCCTCTTTCTGTTGGTAGCCGACTTGCTTTTGATCGCACCAAGCTGCACCCGAATGGCGTGCAACTCTGCTGTCATCGAGTCATGGCTTCTGTTCGATGCCTCCTCGAGGCGCTGCTCCAACCGATGAATTCGTGCGCCTTCATCATGAAGGGCCTTTTGAGCATGAGATAGGTCGGCAACCAGTCTTGCACCTTCCTGATTGAGTCTGGTGACGTCTTCTTGTTTAACCACTAGCGCTTGCTGCAGATGGCGGATTTCAGCTCGCAGCTGCTGCATCTGCTGTTCATGCTGACGTTGATCTTGGCTCCTCTGTTCCCTCACCGATTCACGATAATGCTCGAGCGCTTCGCGTGCGTGTTGGTGCTTTTCTTCGAGCGACTTCCGGTGGGACTCGTTTTCGGCAAGGCGCTCTCGTATGTCGATAACTTGTTGTTCTGCCGTATGGCGGGCAATTGCTTCATTTTGAAGCCGCTCGCGGGTGAGCTCATGGGCAGTGGATTCGGACGCGAGAGCATTTTTAAGGTCTTGCACTACCTTTGTCAGCGCCGCAATTTCTTGAGTGGCTAAAGCCTTGGCTTCTGCATGTCGCCGTTCAGCCGCTTGTGCCTCGACTTGTATAGCGTCTATCCGGACGTTGGCTTCGACATGAAGCTCTGCAGCCAGCCGAGAGACCAAATCCTGCAAAGCCTCGCTAATGGAAATCTTGCTACCGCCCGCACCGCCCTCATCCTCATCCAATTCGCGCAGGTATTTATGTATGGTCGTCTTCGATCCGGTATTACCCAAGGCGATACGGACCGCGTCGACAGAGGGATACTTACCTTGTGAAAGCAAGGCATCTCTAGCTCTTTTGACCTCGGATTTGTACAAACCAGAACGTGCCATGACACACCTAATAATATCGTAATGTATTACATACCACGTAATTACATATTATATTTTATGCAAAAACTCAAGAAATTCCAATAATTTTTACACTGGATAATCAATGTTTATCCGGTATGATGATGAACTTCCGCCGTTTTTAAGCAGTTTCGACCGTAATCCCCCGCTCTATCAGCGACAAAACCGCCATGAGCAAGCTCGATCAGTACCTGCATGCAGCCACCCGCGATAACACGCGCCAAAGCTACCAGTCCGCTATCCGGCACTTCGAGGTTGAATGGGGTGGCTTCCTGCCCGCGACCGCCGACAGCATCGCGCGCTATCTGGCCGACCATGCCGAAACGCTGGCGATCAACACGCTGCGCCAACGCCTAGCCGCGCTCGCGCAATGGCACATCGAACAAGGCTTTCCCGATCCGACCAAGGCTTCCGTCGTGCGCAAGACCTTTCGCGGCATCAAGGCACTGCACCCGGCTCGCGAAAAACAAGCCAAACCGTTACAGCTTGAACAGCTCGGCCAGGTGACACAATGGCTCGACGCTGCTGCCGACGTCGCGGCTCGCCAGCGTCAGCGCGGCGACGAATTACGCCATCTGCGCAACAAGGCCTTGCTGTTGCTCGGGTTCTGGCGCGGCTTTCGCGGCGACGAATTGACACGGCTGTTGGTCGAACATGTCACAGTGAGCGCCGGAGAAGGTATAACCTGCTACTTTCCTCAGACAAAGGGCGATCGACACTACCAAGGCACGACATTCAGGGCACCGGCACTGTCGCGCTTGTGTCCGGTGGATGCCTATGTCGACTGGATCACGGCAGCGCAGTTGACCGAGGGGCCGGTCTTCCGTGCGATCGACCGCTGGGGGCATATCAGTGATAGCGGCTTGCATACGGACAGCCTGGTGCCGCTGCTGCGAACAGTCTTGTCTGACGCTGGCGTCACGTCAGCCGGCTTGTACAGTGCCCATTCACTGCGCCGCGGCTTTGCCAATTGGGCGACGTCGAATGGCTGGGATTTGAAGACCCTAATGGAATACGTGGGCTGGAAGAATGTGCAATCGGCGATGCGCTATGTCGAAGCGGTCGATCCTTTCGGCAAACGGCGCATTGAATCCGCTTTGCCGGCAGCCCTTCCCGAAAAATAA